ACTTCGGTGCCAAAGAGTGCCTTGAGGGAAGTAACGATGTAGTCAGTTGTCACGGAATTTTTGCGAGACATAATCTAGTTAGGTGGTTTTGTTTAACTGAAGTAATTATAGCAATAAAAAAGGGGGCAGTGGTGCCCCCTGTGACGGTTTGGAAAGTGGTTTTATCCGTTCTCACCCATTGCCGCTTGCTTACGGAGTTTTTTAGGATTCTTTGTTACAGTTCCAGGACCCTCTGTATGTCCACGCATATTTTCGACAGAAGCTTCTCTTTTTTCATCTCTTGTTTCCTGGTCTAAAACACCTCTACCACCAGGATAACGTGGTCTAGAAGATTTACCTTCATTTACAATACTCTCTCTCCACTCTTCACCCATATTTGCCATAATTGCTTCTGCTGCTTCTGGAGTTTCAGCATATCCTTCATCAAGAAGGTGTGAGAGGATGATGTCGTAAAGGTCATACTCATAACTATCACGAATACCTTGTCTATCACTTCTGGTTAGACGATTTCCAAATGCTTTTTTCTTATTTTTATTTGCTGCTGATTTCGCTTGTACTTTTTTTGAATCAAAAGAATTTATAGCGGTTTTTATCTGATCAGATCTTTCTTTGTTCTTTTTATCATCACGATGGCGAACCCCAGGCTTAGGTTGTAATGATGACACCGCTTTTGTCAGCGCCTTTCCTCTTGGCGATAGCTTTGGTCTACCCAAAGAATCCTTTCTATCTTTGGTAAAATCTACATATGCCTCATCAAGTTGCTGATTTTCAACAACTTCCAAATATGCTTCTTGGAGATTGCGAAGTTCTTTTGAGTTCATCTTACAACTACTTTTTAGTTATTTATGAAACCCTTTTGTTTTTCAAGGTCGCAAAATATTCATCGCTGGCAATTTTGGCAGTATAACCAGGATAATACTTTTCTACCAGATATGGTATGCCATAAAGTCCAATTTGCCCATTCCCATTCCAATTAATCCAAACAATTTTTTGAATACAATCAACAACGTGTTCGTATGGAAATTTAGTTTTCATAATAAATCAAGCAACTAATTGAATAAACTCGCCAAGAATTTTCTTATTCATTTTTTTAGAACTCAAAGACTTGACAAATGCGGTTTTAATTTGTGCCTTTGAGGCATCTTCGGCAACCTTGAACTCTGTATCACTATTGAGAGCAGAGGAAGAAAGACCGAAATAAGTATGATATCCAGAGGAGGTGATGGCAAAACTACGTTCTTTCTTCCAACGGGTCATCACTTTATCGTAAGTGCCATCAGTATATCCAGTGTAGTTACGAATAAAATGCCCCGCATCACGAGATTCAAGAATACGCATTCCAATAAAATTCACACTGGGGAAATTATCACGAAGATTCCGAAGAAGAAGGTCGGTGAATTCGCTGACACTATTCCAATTCTTTTCAGAAAACTTATAGACATTTCCAGTCTTACGATCCCGCAAATAAGAATTATCAGTCACATAATTACATCCCAAATAAGACTCTCCATTATCCCAATTACGTTTGATTTCACGATAGTACTTCAAGGGAGCAGCTTCACCATCAGTTAAAACAACACACTGAACTTTCTGCAGTTTGTTCTCACTTTGGAATTTGGGGAGGATTTGATGTAAGGCAACCAGAGCCTCATTCAAAGGAGTGCCAGAAAGAGACATCCTGTGAGGAGCTTGATAGGAACAATAGTAACCACCATTATTAGAGCGGTCGTGATATTTGGCAACCCGATAAATGTTCTTGAGTTGAGTATCAAGAACCGAACTTTTTACTTTGCTGGTAAGAATGTTCATCAAACCAAAGGAATAATCAATTGCCAGTTCATTTTCTTTACGAGGAGTATGTTCCTTGGGAGTACTGGTTACTTTACCATCACTATCATAGGAAGACCTATAGTTCCAATCGTTTGTAAAGGCATAAACCTCAAAAGGAATATTCACCTTATTGCAGAACCAGATAAGATTATAAAGTTGCTTGACCGTATCCATAAGAACATTATTCATAGAACCAGACCAGTCCAGAACGAAAACCAGACCGTGATTTTTACCGTTGGCAAATGTGGTTACTTTCTTAAACAAATCCTCTTGATACTTATAGGTATGAAGTTTGGTGCAGTCCAGAACACCAGTCTTTGAGACAGATGCACGGGCATAGGAATCTGCTGCCTTGCGACATTCAAATTCTTTTACCAGATAATTTACTTCCTTTTGTGCCGAACGCTTGAAATTCACATAATCAGTATCGACATTTGCGAAAATGTCGGCATTGTCCTGCACATAAATTTGATTTTGCCAAGTTTCCTTACAGGTTTCGTGAATAATTTGATTCGAAATAATCACGGAATCCATATTCAGTTTGGGAAGTTCAAGATAATTAGTTTCTTGAATGTTGTTATTCACCAGTTCCTTCAGGCTTTCCTCAAGAGAACTCATAGTCTTCACATCCGGATCGGCGTGTTCTCCACCAGTCTGTTGAATATTTTGGTTGTCAAACTTTTCACCTTGAGTTTGTTGTTCGGACCCAGAAGTTTGTTGCTTATCCTCACCACCTTCACCATCCTCTTCGGGAAAAAGTTCTTGCTGTTCTTCGGTTTTATCTCCAGCACCAGATCCAGGAGACTGTTCGTGATTATCAATACTGGGAAGTTGAATGGTTTCTTCCTGCTTTTGAGTGCAGTATTCATAAAGAACCTTGGCAGCATCCAGAGTTTCAGTAAAAGTCTCTGCCTTACCAATCATATCTACGATTTCCTGTTCCCTCTTAGTGAATTCAAGAGTCAAGAAATTACCAATCTTAAAGTAAAGATTTACACGGTCGGCAAGATTATAGGTTGAAAGGTCATCATCACCAACCTGAAAGAAATCATCTTCCTGAAGTTCCCGATAGGCACCATAGAAGGTCTTTGCCAGACCCGCATAACGACGCTTCATCAGTTTCTCCACACGGGCATCCTCACACACATTCACAAACTGTGGAGGAACCTGAACCTGCTCCGTCCAGTCTTCATCGGGAGTGTAGAGGGCGTGAGAGACTTCGTGAGCAACCAACATATCATAAACTCCACTGCTTGCCTTCTGCCACATAGGAAGCGTCAGGACCCGTGTATGAACGTTAAAGCAGGCAGTCTCAACTTTCTTGTGTTCCACAATCAGGTCTTCCGTTGCCAGAAGACGGGCGAGCATACCTTTTACTTCAAAATTTACGGTCATCGGAGTTCGTTTGTCTTATGAACGTATTATACAAAAAAAGAGGGTGGTGAAACCCTCTTGTGTGCCAGTTTTGGAAGTGGTTCTTAACGTCCCTGCTTTTTCATAAAGGCGGCAAAAGCGGGTGAATTGATTCCTGTATGTGGATCTTCCATTGCTTTTTGCTTTTTACTCTTTGCTTTTCTTTGTCTCTCCTCATAATCTTCAGGATTATTGCGAGCCTCTTGTGCTTCAACAATACTCTGTCTCCACTCTTCGCTCATATTTGCCATAATCTTAAGTGCCGCTTCATTTGTATCGGCAAAACCTTCGGCAACTAGGTATTCTAGGATGGTGTCAAAGAGGTCGGTCTCTTCTTTACGATATCCACCACTTGTCGCTGTTGGAGTTCCTCTTCCACTACCAACAGGAGCAATAACATTAGAAACTGCTTTCCCAACAGGATTCGTTTTCATAAAATTAGCACCTTTATCAAGAGCACCTTTTACGGCACCTTGAATATTTTCATCAAGTTGCTCTACTTCTTCTTGAACCTGATGAACCTGCTGATAAGCCTCATAGAGATCTCTAACTTCTTGTTCTCTCATTTTTCCAAAACTTTTTAATTATTTATAAAAAAGAAGCGTCCCCGTGAAGGAGACGCTTCTTGAGTGCCTGCCGACGTGCCTTTGCCTGTCGGAGTGCCTGTGGTTTGAGTTTTCGTTTCTGCTCCTTTTTGGAGTGGTGATGCCTGTTAGGTACTTGCATTTTCCTTTTGCTTATGATTCTACTTTATACGAGAATCCTGCCTTCTTGTCAAAGCGTATGACACTTTCAAATCTGTCCTCAAGTCCGGTCTTATGAGAAATCACAAAGATATTAGCATCCTTAATGACATAACGAATAATCTTAAGAAACTCTTCGGTTCCAAATCCATCAAGAGAACTATCAAATACCTCATCCATAATCAGCAAGTTGGTATTCACCGAGTTCTTAAGTCTTGCAACTTCTCTCCAAGTAAAGAGAAGAGACAAATCAACTCTCATCTTCTCACCTTCACTAAAAGAACTATAAGAAAAGTTCTCGTGAATTGGAGACTTGATACTTTCATTAAACTCTTCATCAAGATGGAAATTAATATAAAAATCCATCATCTGTAAATAACGATTCACCTGCTGATTGATGAAAGGAAGATACTTTTTGATAATCTTCGTTTTTACGCCATCATCCTTGAGTAGGGAATAGGCAAAATCATAATGAACGATTTCTTCTTTTTTATCTGAAAGGTCGTCAAATGTTTTTTGGAGATTCTCTCTAAATTCTTCTAGCTTCTCATGTTCAGTATTTCGGTTTTTAAGTTGTTCGGTAATAGTTTGAACTTCAGATTCAAGGTCTCGTATTTGTCTCTGACTGAGTGAAATCCGAGTATTGTTTTGAGAAATCTCATGGTTGAGTTTCGTAATCTCCTTCGATAGTGCTAGAAATTGACGCTCTCGTTCTTCTTCGAACTTCATAGTCTCCTCAAGTTCCTGAAAACCTTTCTGGAGTTCCTTTGCTTTATTTTGAGCGTCCGTAACTCTATTTAACCGAAACTCCTCCTCAATAGTTTGAGTGCAAGTAGGGCATACCGTATTTTCAGTAAAGAACTTGTGCTCTTTAGTAATCGTAGATACTTTCTGAGAGATCTTACCCTTAAGATTGTTAAGTTTCCCTAACTTTTCAGCGGCACCAGTAACATCTTCCTGCTCCTTAATATATTTAAAAATGTCTTCCTCAGTCTTGGCATTCTCGTTCATGTAAATGCCAACTTCGCCCATCAAATTGGCAATCTTTTCTTGGTTGGCATTAATATTGGCATTTCCACGATTCTCAAGTTCCTCAATAAAACTCTTTTGCATTTCAACCTTATCCTTAAGGTTTTGCTTCTTCAATTCAAGAGATTTTATTTCGTCCTTTTGAACACGAATCTTTTCCTTGATAAGAGCATTCATTGCGGAGAATATCCGAATGTCCAATAAGTCTTCAATCACCTCACGACGGTTGGCAGTCGTAAGTTGCATAAACGGCACAAAGGTACTAGAACCCAAAATCACAATTTGAGTAAAAGACTTATAATTTACTTTTAGAATATTTTCTTCTAGAATCTTCTGATTCAATCGGTCATCAGATTCTTTATGAAGTTGCTTACCATTTACTTCAATATCAAAAACATTTGGTTTGATTCCACGACGAACCAAATAATCCCGTCCATTAACAGAAAACTCAATCTCAACCAGACAATCCTTTTCGTTGGTCGTATTGACCAATTGCGGTTTATTGATTTTACGAAACGGTTTATTAAAGAGAACAAAAGTCAGGGCATCAAGAACAGTAGATTTACCTGCGCCATTTGTTCCAATAATTAGGTTTGTATGATTTTTTTGGAAATCAACTTCAGTCCAGTTATTACCGGTAGAAAGAAAGTTCTTCCATTTAATTGTCTTAAATACTATCATTTTTGGGAGGAATCACAATATCGTCAGGAGTAATTACGGCATATTTGTAATTATAGTTCTTACAGGTCTTTATGGCAAGTTCATCATCAACTTCCACAACTTCCATTTCTTTTTCATAGTCCTCATCATCCTCAAGCATCATAGCATAACGAGTTGCATCATCTTCATCTTCAAATAAAAATAAAACTTTTTCCCCATATCTGTCTTGGACAGCATATGCCCCGTCATCTTTTCTGTCCTTAAGTGTGAGAAGAAACATTTACTCTACTTCGCAAGCTTGTTTATAAAGGTCTTGAAATATACTCTTAATAACATTTTTATCATAATCAAATTCTGCCTCATCAATGTAGCGATTCAGAATTGAAATAGTATTTTCCTCTTCATCAACTGCAAAGTTTTCATTTTCCTGAATCTCAAAGTTTTCAACAATCTTCAGGTCCTGAATACCAACTTTATAGAGTTTGTCGATAAACTTCTCAAAATCTTTTTGTTTGGACTTTTTACGGACAATCACCTTGATAATTTTATTAGAATACTCAGAGGCATCAAACAATTGATGTGGGGTATCATCATAATAAATGTTATAGAACAATTTATAAGGATTGTTGATTGGAGTGTGTTCTAGAGTTTCAGTATCAAAGATATGAAATCCCCGAGTATCATTTACATCCGTCCAATACATTTCATAAGGATTACCGAGATAGAACACAGTTCCATTATCAGAACGAGTGTGGTAATGACCAGAAAATACCTTTGTGAAGTTTGAAAAAATATTCGCTTCCAGTCCATGTTCCTCCATTATAAGATGTTTATTGACACGGAAACCCTTGAGTTCAAGGTGTCCCAGTGCAACCTTTGCTTTGGATTTCTTAACGACCTTTAGAGTTTCATCATAGTTCTCACTACAAATCCAAGGAATAAAAGTCATATCAATTCCACCAACCTTAGTATTTGTTGGGGAACTATAAGTTTTAATGTTTGGATAGTCCTTAAGAAGAAGAGCAGGAGAATTTACATTATTGGTATTTTTATAATAGCAATCGTGATTACCAACAATCATATGAACGTCATAGTGCTTAAGAGGTTCAAATACGACTCTCTTCGACCATTCAAGACTTTGATAATCAATTGACTTACGACTATCAAAGGCATCTCCCATATGAATGACTGTCTCTACCCCATGTTCTTTAAGAGCAGGGAAGAAAACATTCTTATAGAAGAGTTCAAAGTAATCATGAATATACTTTGAACCTTTCTTGCACCCATAATGAGTATCGGTAATAATTGCTACCTTCATCGATTTCCGTTTCTGTATTGGATGTTATCCTTCATCGTATTATAGTCGGAATTGCTTCCAGAAAGCAAGCCATCATCAACGGTCATTACTTCATTGAATCCACTTCTTTCGATAATTTTTGTTTTAATTTCCAATTGCTTCTTTTCTTTCTGGATTCTTCTCAAGAAAGCATAGTGAATGATTTGGGTAAAGTATGCAAATGCATTGCTGCTCTTATTTGGATCGAAGTTGTGAATATACTGAACACAATTTTCTATACCATCAGATATCATATCTTCCCTAAACATGTAATTAACAAAATTAGGTTTGTATGATAGGTGCGTAGCAATCTTTAGAAAACATTCTCCAAGATAATTGCTAATACGTGGTTTCGGTAGTCCTTCTTCTTTTGCCTTGGCAACTTTTGTCCTATGAACTATTAGAGCCTCTAGAAACTCCTTGTTATTGACATAATGTTCTGATCTTTTTTTGGACATGGGATTCCATCTATTTTTTATATTAATTTATTTAATTATTATAGCACCATTACAAAAACTTGAAAAGGCTTGACAAGAATTGAAATAACAAGTAGACTAGGTTTGTCTGTTTTCAAGATAAGGTTTAAGTATCCTTAGTATCTTTAGTATCTTTAAATATATTCTCTAGATAATTTCTTGCATCTTCTACGCTAGAGATATATCCCATATTACTTGATAGCCCAACTCTGTTGGATTCACCACTAAATTCTTTAATATTTAATTCAGAAGAATCATCTTCACTAAGATATTTTTTATAAATTGATATTGTTTGCTTATCTTTTACTTCAGTCATTGTTATAATTTTATCAGATTTAATAATAAAAATATCATCATTAGGTATTTCCATCCATGGTTTTACCTTGACCAGCGTACCCATATTATTGTTAATTATTTTAATCGTAACTGGATTTTGTAAAATAATCAGTGGATCACCATCATTATCATCTATCGATATTAATGAAAGTATTTCTTCTCCGCTGATTAATTTAATACAGCAATAAAATTCTTCACCCATTAGTTTTTTAAGGTAACGTTGATTATTTCGTAATTAAAATTTTCTTCATTATAAACTTTAATTCTTTCAATTAAATGATTCAGTGTATAATTTTTTCTTGATTTATAACTGATATCATCGGCAATATCATATAGAGTTGCTTTTGTTTTATTGTCTCCCTTTCTTAAAACTCTTCCGATTGATTGGAGATTACGGATTCTTGATTTACTCGGTGAAGCAAAAATAACATTATGTAAATTTTTAATGTTAATTCCTGTACTGAAAGTTCCGTAAGATGCCACGATAATTGCATTATTTTCTCTTTCGGTAATTTCTCTGACTAATTCTCTTTCTTCAGTATCTACACCACCATGAACGAAGAATACGTGCCTATCAGTTGCTTTGTTATTATTTATGAGCTCATAAAGTGGTTGTCCGTGACCTTCTACTCTAGAAAAAAGAATTAGTGTATTACCTTTAAGATCAAGGGCTAAATTTTTTATGAACTTATTTCTTTTTTCGTGATTAATAATATATTGAACTTCATCTTCAAAGTTCTCAAACTTATGTGCTGGGTGTTTCAATAGAAGAATATTGATGTCTAAAGTTGCAACATGCCCCTTTCTCATCAACTCATCGGTTTTAATAATTTTATAGGATGGACCAAATAAACCCTCCAAAACCCACTTGTGAGTTTGGGTTCCATCTAGAGTTCCAGTGAAACCAAATCTATATTTACAATCAGAAAGTTTTGTCATTATAGATACTAATGACTTTGATTTAAACTGGTGTGCCTCATCCCCGACAACTACATTAAATCTTGAAAAATATTGTCGGGGGAGTTTGTAGATGGATTGCCAGGTTGTGATAATTACCTGAGAGTCTGTTTCTCTTTCTTTTCCAGCGTATATTTTGTGGCAGTATGAACCAACATCCCATCCATAATCCGCAAAGTCTTTATACATCTGCTCTACAAGGGATGTCGTCGGAACGATTATCAGAGTATTTTGTCCTTTCTCAACGTAATATCTCACAATCGAATATATCATCAACGACTTTCCAGAAGCAGTTGGAGATATCAACAACTTTCTATTGTGTCTTAAAGCGTCGTATACTCCCTCAACTTGGTACTCGCGGGGAGAATACTTGCAGATAGAATTTATATAATCTTTTACTCCTTCCTTTGAGATATGTTCATTTATCTCAAAAGGAAGACCATAAAATTTATTGTTTGTGAATTCATAAGTATAGTCATGATTTTCACAAAACTGTATAAGTTTATCTAATAGACCGATATAAATTTCACCGGTTTGTGTATTAAACAGACGTATCTTTCCATCCCAGTATCTGTTGCGATACTGTGGCATGAATTTAGCACCTGGGACATCAAAGGTAAATTGATCCTGAAGTTCGTAGTAAACGTGTGGTTCTGCTTTTACCTGAAGATATACCTCGTTCTTTTTTGATATGACCAAATGGGACATTCATAAAGTATCAGTTATGAATATTTATTTGGTGGCGGGAGACGGTTAATTGAACCCTGCCTGGAAGCGATGCCACTCAATGGCATTTTTAATTTGGAAAGTTCTATTAGAAATTGTTTTAATAACTTCTTCCAAGAACTTCAACATAGTATCATAATACCTTACTTTTAATTCCAATTTGCTTAGACGCTCATCGGCGTCCATATGCCTCTGTAAGGACTCTTTGTCTCTAACTTTATACGGAAATGGTTCTTCTACGTAGACCTCTGCAGGTGCCTTTCCAGTGTAGTAATTATAGCGTTCTAACTTAACTCTGTTGGAAGTTTCTCTTGCCTTTTCTCTCAGTAATGTAATTGTATTATAGACTGTATAATATTTTGCATGAAGTTGGGGAATCTTCAAGGATTCCTCATGTAAGTTATCAGGATCTATGACAGAATCTCTTTGCCACATTTCCTGAATTTCATCAAGATTCATAAAGGTTGACCGTCAGTTCCTAGGATATTATATACAGTATACTTGAAAGTTGCCTCTGCTGTAAAGTAGTTATAATCTTCTTGCCCAGATTCAAAATCCAATGAA